CTGGAACTTTGCTAACGGCTGAAATGTCCATCTCAATCCTAACCTCTTGGAGCTAACAATGGCAGACCAATCACAGAACCCAGATTTGGCCTTTCTAATCAAGATTGGTCAAGTCCAACCACAAGCACCAAAACCAGCCGCTAAGAAAGACGAGGAATAATCTAAATGGCTATTTTTCTAAATAACAAAGTAGGCGTTAAGGTCAATAGCGTAGATCTTAGCGACCATGTAACATCAGTAACTCTTAACCGCACATTCGATGAACTAGAAGTAACCGCAATGGGCGATACCGGCCACAAGTTCGTTAAGGGCTTAGAAGCATCATCAGTAACTATTGATTTCCTAAACGACACCGCAGCAGGTGAAGTTCTTGCAACTCTACAAGCTGCATGGGGAACCACAGTAGAAGTTAAGTTACTACAAGATTCAGCATCAGCAGTTTCAGCAACAAATCCACTTTACACTTTCAACGTGCTAGTAAATAACACAACAGACATTAACGGCGATGTAGCATCTGTCGGTATGCAGTCTGTAACTTGGAACGTGCAGGGTGCAACAACTGTTGCAACAACAGGAACATTCTAATAATAGAAAGATAGGGCTATGGCAAAACTAAAGATAACCAGAACAGACGGAACTACAACAGAACACGAAATTACCCCAGCGGTAGAATACGCGTTCGAACAAACCAAGGGCAAAGGCTTCTTCAAGGCGCTACGCGATGATGAGAAGCAAGGCGATGTCTATTGGTTAGCTTGGGAATGTGTTAGACGTTCAGGTGAAACTGTTAAACCCTTTGGCATGGACTTTATAGAAACATTAAAGTCAGTAGAGGTGCTAGAGAGCGACCCTTTAGGGTAGAACGCGGCTCCCTCACCTATTTCATCGCTAAATTAAGCGTTGAGATGGGGGTCGCGCCTCAACATTTGTTAGATCTCGACTATCACATGTTGAACGCAATAGTTCAGGTATATAAGGACAAGGCAAAGGCGGTGGAAGATGCTAAGCGTAGAACTAGACGGCGCGGTTGAACTTCGAACCGCTATGCGTAAATTCACACCAGACCTTGCTAATAATTTAGAGGCTTATATGGCTCACGCCTTGCGCCCTATTGTTAGCAAGGCTAGAGGTGATGTGCCAAACGAAGCTCCACTATCTAAATGGGCGCTTTACTCCCGCGAGAAAAAAGGTAAATTCCCTTTCTATAACTCAGCAGATATTAAGGCTGGTATTGAAGCATCTACCGAGCCAACAAAGCCAAATCGAAAAGGTTTCGCCTACGCAGCTGAAGTAGTCAATAGCACAGTCGTAGGTTCTATTGTTGAAACCGCTGGTCGTAAGAATCCTAATGGCCGCAAGCAAGCACAAAAAGGCGATACTTCACGCAAGTATTCTCAGTCTGCTAATCCTTATGCTGGCAAGCAATTTATTGATGCTTTAGAGCCAATTTTCAAGGCTCAGTCAAAGACCCGTAAAGGTGCATCTGGGCGCCGTAAGATGAATGGACGTTTAATCTTCAAAGCGTGGGGCGAAGATCAGGGCAAGATATTAGGCAACATTTCAGGCGTGATAGATAGAACTATTCAAGAATTTCATAAGCGCACAGGTAACGTTCATGTGACCGCACAACGAAAGGTTAATAATGGCTAGATTTGATAGCAATGTTGCAATTCGAATTGGTGCCGATTTCGTTGGCTTACCTGCATTCAAGAAAGCCGATACTTCAGTTGATAAACTTTACAAATCAACAAAGAAACTAGCTGCCGCATTTGGAGTAACCTTTTCTGCCGCTGCTATTGGCCGTTTTGGTGCCAGCGCAGTTAGAGAATTTGCTAACGCAGAACGCGAAGCACAAACCTTGCTAGGCACAATGAAAAGCCTTAACTTGGCTTTTGCCGCTCCTGAACTTGGTGCTTTCCTTGATGACCTCGAAAGACTTACAGGTATTAACAGAGGCGAATTACAACCTGCCTTGCAGAAGTTAGTCACCCAAACTGGATCAGTAGTAAAAGCACAAGAAATTCTAAGCACTGCGGTTAAGGTTTCTTTCTCTGGCCTTATGGACGTATCTACCGCCGCTAATGCTCTTACTCAGGCTTATGTCGGTAACGTAAAAGGCCTACGTTCATTTAACTTAGGTTTAACCAGCACCGAACTTAGCCTAATGACCTTTGACCAGATTCTTGCAAAGGTAGCAAATACTTACGATGGGCAGTTTGCAGAAGCTCTTGATTCAACCACAGTTAAGATTAACAAGGTTAAAAACGCTAGTGAGAACCTTAAAGAATCTATTGGCGGCGGTTTAGTTAAGGCATTCTCAGATCTAGCAGGTAATGGCGATATTGACCAAGCAACATCGAAACTAGAAAAATTTGGAGAACTTGCTGGCCGTATTATTGGCAACTTATTTACTCCAACTAAGGTGGGAAGTTTTTACCTACCAATTCCTAACCTGCTAAAGAAACCAGCACAAACCAACACTGTAGGTAGCCCTGCTTCATGGCGCGAAAAGAACGTGGCGCTAGCAAAGGCAGAAGCAAAAGCTGCGGCCAATGCGAAGAAGCTAGAAGATGCCAAACTAGCGACTTTAAGAAAACAAACCGCAGAAAAGTCAAAGCAAGCCCTATTAGACAAGGCAAACGCTTTAACCGCTAAGGCAAAGGCTCAGTTTGACTTAGAGGGAATCCAACTGGCAGCAGCTTTGATGAACAAATCATTAAGCCAAGAAGAAACTAACCGCTTAAAGATTAAACAGAAGATTTGGGAAATTGAACAAGCTCAGGCGGCGGGTGACCTAGAACTGCTTGAAACCTTATTAAAGCAACTCGAAACCTTGATGAAGAAGAAAAATGAAATGGAAGAACTTCTCAGGGTTACCAATGATTTGAAATCTATGTTTGATTTAATTGGCTTTGATAAGAAGTTAATAGACACGTTAAACCTAGAGCAAGCATTATCTTTACTAAAACAAATGTCTGCGCTTCAATTTGCCACAATATCAGGCGGCAGGGCTTTGCAGGGAACAAGTTTTGGCGGCGTGAATCCTTATGATGTGATTGCTTATTCAAAAGATATTATGGGCGTTAATCCAGATATGCCATTATTCTATGAGGGCTTTTCAGGTTACACAGGAACCGACCCTAGAGGCGCTACAAAGGCCGAGGGCGATATTTACATTAACGCCTATATTGAGGGCAACGTAATGAGCGCAAATGATTTAGCAACTGCAATTAGAGAGCAAATTCAAGATGCTCAGCAGTCAGGTAAAGACGTGAATTGGTCTAGACAGGCGCTACCAGCGACATTCTTATGAGCCTACCTGCGCAAATTAACGTATCTTTCGACTTTTCGAATGGTCCAGCTTACGGAATTGCTTTCACTCTTGATGATCCTAAGAATGGTATTTTAGGAACGAACGTTCTTGCAGATAGCGCAAGCGATGTTGTGGATTTATCTAGTGTTGCTGGTCGTATTTCTATTAGACGTGGCCGTAATATCTATTCAGACCAATTCGAGGCTGGTAGCGCGGTGGTTCGCGTTTATGATGCCAATGGTGACTGGAACCCAGAAAATCCATCTTCCCCTTATTTTGGCAAATTACAACCGCTACGCAAGCTGCGCATAAGTGCGCAATATAATGGCGATACTTATTACCTGTTCTCAGGCTATACCACTAAATATAACTATTCCTATCCAAAAGGTCAGGAAATTGGTTATGTAGATATAACCGCAGAAGATGCTTTCCGTATCTTTAATATGGCGGCTATTTCGACAGTTACAGGCGCAAGCGCAGGGCAAACCACTGGCACGCGCATAGGCAAGATTTTGGATACTGTTTCTTGGCCTACTTCTATGCGTGAAATTGAAACAGGCGATACAACCTGCCAAGCGGATCCAGCAACCAACCGCTCTGTCTTAGATGCCTTGAAGCGCGTTGAATCAACCGAATACGGGGCTTTCTATATTGATCCAGAGGGTGACGCGGTATTTAAGAGCCGTAATTCTGTAGTGGAAGCTATTGGAGCAACTCCGACAGTATTTAATCAAGATGGCACAGGAATTAACTACGCTAACCTTAAATTTGCCTTTGATGATAAATTAATCATTAATCACGTTTCAGCTCAGAGAATTGGTGGCACAGAGCAGAACGTCTTTAGCCTTTCATCTATTGACCAATACTTCACTCACTCTGTAAGACTTCAAGAATTATTAAATCAAACCGATACTGAGGTGGCTAACTTGGCAAGTGCTTATGTGGCTAGCCATAAAGACACCACAATTCGCATCGATGAAATGACCTTAGATTTGACTACACCAGATTACGCAACAGGGGTTGAGGCTGGCCTTAGCCTTGATTATTTTGATGTGGTCGAAATTAGCAACAACCAACAAGGCGGCTCTACCTTGACCAAGACCCTTGAAATTATGGGTATTGCTCACGATATAACCCCAAATACTTGGCAAGTTCGCTTTTCAACGCAAGAACCAATTATTGATGGTTTCATCTTAGGTTCAAGCATAAGCGGTATAATTGGAACTAGCACATTTTCTTACTAAGGAGATAAACGAATGGCTACATGGCCAGCAAAAACAAACTACGCCACGGGCGATGTTTTGTCGGCGGCGAATATGAACGCCATCGGCGAAGAACTTAATGACCTTTACACAAACCCGCCAGCGGCAACAAATAGCTACTATGCAGGTAAAAACAAAATAATTAACGGCGATTTTGGCGTATGGCAACGTGGTACTTCAACAAGCGTCAGTGCTTCAAGTTATGGTTATGGCGCAGATCGTTGGGGTTCTTATGCGGGAACTGGCGCAGCTCTTACCTTAAGCCGTCAGACATTTACTCCCGGAGCTGCACCTGTATCTGGTTATGAATCTAATTATTTTTTTAGATATAACAGAACAACAACTGGCAGTGCCGAATCATACCTATTTCAACGAATAGAAGATGTAACTACTTTTGCGGGACAAACAATCACTATTTCTTTTTGGGCTAAAGTTGGTACAGGCGTAAGTTTTACTACCGGCGATATTTACTTAGAACAAGACTTCGGAACTGGTGGATCATCAACCGTAACGACTAACGTGAATACTTCTACTCAAGCAATCACGACTTCTTGGGTTCGTTATTCATTTACAGTCGCAGTTCCATCTATTAGTGGTAAAACTATTGGAACTTCTTCTAATCTTAGTTTAGTTTTCCGTTTTCCTACCACTTTTTCAACATTTACTTTTGATCTTTGGGGCGTTCAAGTAGAAGCAGGTTCAGTAGCAACACCATTCCAAACTGCAACAGGCACAAAACAAGGTGAATTAGCGGCTTGCCAAAGATATTACTATCGCATTAGCACAGACACTAATTACAATTTATTTGCTGCTGGCAACGCTTCATCAACTACCAATGCTTATATCCAGTTAGTTCATCCAGTCGCATTAAGAGTAAAAGCATCATCGGTTGAATATTCCAATCTTGGAGTGGGCTTTGTTGGTGGAACAGTAAATGCGGTAACTAATTTAGTTTTAGATAGCGCTTCAGCAAGCACTTTGCGCCAAAATTTAACCACAACAGTAGCAAGCGGTTTGACTGCTAATAATTACTACACACTAATCGGCAACAATAGTTCATCAGCATACCTAGGCATCAGCGCGGAGTTATAAAATGGAAATTATTGAAGTAGAAAATCTCGATGGTTCAACAACTGAACACGTCATTATTGATAGAGGCAACGGAGAATTTACTTCAATGCCTAAATCAGTTTATGACGAGCAACAGGCAGCCCTAGCGGAGCAGTAATTGTCTATCCAAAAGGTCTTAGATGCTGCAAGAGCTGAAATCGGCTATAACGAAAAGCCGAACAATAATAACAAGTTTGCTAAGGTGGCTGGCCATGCCAATTATCAGCCTTGGTGCGCAACTTTTATTAGAGCTTGCTTTATTAAGGGCGAAGAAGCGAAAGCAATTCCAGACACCGCCTACTGCCCACACCTTGAATCATGGGCGAGAGCTAATAATCGGGTCGTTCCAACCGCCGAAGCTAAACGCGGTGACTTGGTATTATTTG